AGGAGACGTACATGCTGATTCGAAACGCGATCGGAAGCCTCACTCAGATCGAGTGTGGCCAAGGATCCATCAATGGATCCTCTTCTAGCCATGGACTGATTAGGTCCTTGGTCGTCGAATCCGACGATGCTCCCCATATTGTCAGAACGGGAAATAGCATCAACGAGTACCTCCATGATCCCTTGCTGCACATATTGCATTGCAGTGGGTTCAACGGCGATAATTCGTGGCGTTTTGAGCGTTTTAGGAACTGAGATAACCTTGACAGGTCTCTCAGCTCCGGGTTCGAGGTAGTGAAGTCGGCTAGCGTCATAATGACGCCAATTTGGAAAGATGTACTCCCCAGCAGGGAAGTACTCCTCCAAACGCCCAGGCCACTCTTGCTGCTTATACTTCGCGTTACCGCGGAGTTTGTCAGCAGTGGCACCAGGCCCGTGCTTCGGAACGACGTTTCCCCAGTAGATGTCTCCATCCACCTGGGACAATACGTCAGCCCAAAGTAGTCTCGATACGCGTGTAAAGTCCTCCTTGGTAGAAGGACCGAGCCGTGCATCGGCACTCTTCACTCCCTTCTCACTCTCGATGTAACCATCCATTGCTTTTCGCACCCGCTTTGGCGTGCAGGGCATAGCCAGCTTGTTGAACATCAGTGTCAACTGACGAACAGCAAAAATGGCATCAACGGACGGATCATCGAGCAACAGTCCGGTCTTCCGGTCGAAGATGAGACCGAGGAAACCTCCTAGAAATAGGGGGAGACCTCCTCTCCCGCGGGTAAAACCGCGGAAGAGTTGAGAGTCTACCTTCCCTTGCTCGAGACCTTTTTGGAGGTCAGAAGCAAAGGTTGGTAAGGTAATCGTGAGAAACGACAACCCTTCACCTTCTTCCCGCCTCAGGATCGTTTTCCAATCCTGAGTGGTGCTAACGCCACACCAGGTTCCGACCTCGGTCAGAACCTCCTGTACTAGAGACATCAGGCTTTTCAAGGCCCCCTCTTTCAATAGAAGGTAGGTCTTCCCTAGCCGATGTCACTCGTCGACATCGGGGGTTAATTACTCCCCCGAGTAACTGCCATTGATAAGGCAGCCAGTCCTCTTCTAACCCCGCAAGGGGCTTAGTTCTCGCCACCCAGGAGCTGGGTGGTACGAGCACCCGAAGTCGCAGTGAGGTACGCGGTTAGCGCATCCACAATCTGCTTCTGCTCCGCAATCGTAAACCCGGTATCCGGAACATCCACCACGAGATAAGTACTCATGGAGTATTTGATGTTCTGGGCCGAGATCAACGGGTTAGGAGCAATCTTCGAGAAGTCAATGCGGGCTGTATGACGCGTCCTCTTTCCAGAGGAGTGAGCGACAGACAGCCGGACAGTTCCGTCGTCCTTAGTAAAGACGCCGTTACTGACACCACTGCTCGTACGCGGAAGCGTCTGAGCAATCGCATTGATGGTGATGGACTGTGGGTCGGCGAATGCCATGGCAAGTCTCCAAACAGGTTGCTCCGCGTCAACTTTATGACGCGGATGAGGAAGATGAACGGAATCCAGGATACCTTTTGGGTCCCTTCAACCGCACATCATGCGAGGTGGAGTTGTTTTCTCCAGACCCCACTTACCGCACTCGGCTGACACCGAGGGCGGTCATGATGGCAATCTGCTTGGCAGACAAGCTGCCAAGGTTCATGCCAAACCCCCAGGGGGATGCTTTCCTTCTCACCTTGGTTTTACTTTCAAGCCACTGTGAGATGGGGCCAGTGGGACCGTACCCGTTAAGGACGATTCCACTGTTGGTGTAGGTATGTCTCGATGTGCTCTCGCACATGATGTACCCACGCCTAAGCATCAGGTTATCCCGACCGAACGCACCCAGGTTAGTAGCGATACTACCCAGGTTGAAGAACCAGTCGGAAAACCAGCTCCAAGGTTGCAGGTTCCAGAGGACCTCAGGAGTAATCCTGATGCCCAGCAGATGTTCTGCATCTGCCGCGTACAGCATCAACTTCGAACGGCTGTCAGTTGCCGTAGGAAGATAATAGCTGTAAACACCCTCGAACCAATACCTCCGAGAAGTAACCTTCTCGAGGGTAACGCGACCTTGCGAGGTCTTGTACACAGGACTTGCTAAAACAGGGTCCGGGGTTGCCAAACCCAGGTCCTGTACCTGTGTACTAGTCTCGACAGGGAAGGAGTACTTACGGCCAATAGGCTGACCGCTCCGTTTCTCGTACTCTTGTAGCAGCTTCTCAGCTTTTACAATTGTACGGCTAATCCCGAGAATGTCGGAAACCAATGGTTTCCAGCCAAACTCGACGTTCAGGTAATCTGATCCGGCGCCCTTAAGGCGCCCCTTCAGACCCTGACCGCGACGGAGAGTCGAAGAAATTAAGGACGGCAAGCCGTCCGCCTTCAACTCCCCGAGGAAATTAGCAACGGACACGACCGGGACAGTCGGCGCCGTTCTGGCGATTGCGGTGGCTCCTTGACTATAGCAGAGATCTAACTCTGTCTTGTAGTCAAGGATATCCGGCCACAACGCGCTGTTCCAAGGCAAATGCATCGTCTTGGCAAACAGCGGCCCGTTGTACTGGTAGGACGTAATACCGGGGGGCTTCGTGTTGAATCTCACTTGTGGTGAGACCAACCCGGAGCTCCTCTTTGTGGTATAGAAGTCCCCACCAATGTCCAGGTTCCTGAGTTGATTATATGAGGTTATCATTGATCCATTTCCATGAGCCATCATGCGCTCATAGTCGTGGATCAACTTCCTCACAATGTTAAACTCAGGATGCTCCTCCGAGACAGTATACTGTCTCCCCTCCGCCTCGTAGGAAAGCTTCTCGAACGCCGGATCATTGGATTTACCAGTGAACGGGTCCGTGATAACTTCCCTATACGTCGCCTTTCCTGAGTAATAACTCAGGACGCGCGACTTCGTGACGGCGGCCATGTGAGCTCCCATAGGGGTCGAAAGCTGGTGTCTTATGACACCAGCAGTGTACGTGGGGATAACCACGTAGCGCGTTAGCACCGGGGCCCGTCAG